TTATCTGAAGAACTCAAAAAAATCTTCGGAAGCTGGCTCATCAACGAAGGACTTAGACGTAATGAACTTTATTCTAAAGTTAAAATTATTGAGTTCAATCCTAACTCTAGACAGCACATTGCAAAAAGACTCAAAGAACTTAGAGGTTGGGAACCGCAAGAGTTCACTCCAACTGGCGAAGCTAAAGTTGATGAGAGTATTCTCAGCAAGCTAAAGTTTCCAGAAGCTCAGAAAATGACTGAGTATTTGATGTTGAATAAAAGAATCTCACAGCTTGCAGAAGGAGAGCAAGCATGGCTAAAACTAGTTAAAAATGGGAGGATTCATGGCAGAGTTAACACCATGGGAGCATCGACTTCACGCTGTTCTCACTCAAACCCGAACCTCGCTCAAGTTCCGAATCTTAACGCACCCTATGGGACGGATTGTAGGACTCTATTTACACCAGATAGAGGAGAGAAACTATTGGGGGTTGATGTCAGTGGGCTTGAGTTGCGGTGTTTATCACATTATTTATCTCTCTATGACAATGGTGAATATGGTCAGAAACTTTTGGAAGAAGACATTCATACTGTTAATCAAGAAGCCGCTGGTTTATCTACAAGGGATCAAGCGAAGACCTTCATTTATGGTTTTTTGTATGGCGCAGGAGATCAAAAAATTGGGGAAATTGTGGGGAAAGGGAAAAAAGAGGGGAAACTTTTAAAGAAGAAATTTCTTACTCAGCTTCCAGCACTAAAAAAACTCAGGACAAAAGTTCAAACAAAAGCTGTGGAACGTGGAGCATTAAAAGGATTAGATGGTAGGAGTGTTCCAGTACGATCTACACATGCAGCATTGAATACGTTGCTTCAGTCAGCAGGAGCTATTATATGTAAGCGTTGGGTTGTTGAGACTCACAGGTTACTAGAAGAAAATGGTTTTAAATGTGGACAAGATTATTCTCAAGTAGCCTTTGTTCATGATGAGATTCAATTTACAGTCAAGGAGAAACATGCGGAAAGGATTGGTCAACTTTGCACCAAGGCAATTAACATTACAGGGGATAGATATGACTTACGAATACCCCTCACCGGAGAGTACAAAATCGGAAACAGTTGGTCTGAAACCCATTGATAACCATGCTATCGGACTGTCTGGAGAATCTCTTGTACGATATTTATTGCACAGGTGGAAATATGACATCTATGCACCAGATAATCCATCCACCTCAGTTGACTTTGCAATTAAGAATGGTGATGAGTGGGCTACGATTCAAGTTAAGACTACCCAAGTAAAAAATAGTGTCTGTCTAAAACGTGAGTCTAGTAGAAGGAGTGGGCAGAGTAAAGTCTATGAATATTCGGAAGGTGATTTTGATTATTTATTTGCAGTCAAATTCCCCAAGGTTTATGTAGTCCCATTCACATCTCTTAAAAATAAATCTTATGTTGGATTAAAAGATTATGAGGACTTTGCTTATGATCTTAATGATCCATTTACATATTCACATCCACCACATTTATTGGGAGAACTAAATGAATAGAGTAGCAGTTATTGATGCAGACATTATTCTGTATAAAGCATGTCGAGTTGCAGAAGAAGAAGTGGATTGGGGGGATGATCAATGGATACTTTGGTCAAATCTTAACCTTGTTAAAACAATTATTGATGATCAGGTAGATCTGATAGTTGAAGAGATGGAAGCAGATAGAAGTATTCTTTGTTTCTCAGATGTTAAAAATTATCGAAAAGAAGTAAATCCTGAATACAAAGCTAATCGAAGAGGAGGAAGAAAACCTTTATGTTTTAAACCAGCACTTCAGTATTGCAAAGATACTTATCCATATCGTCAGTTTGATAATCTTGAAGCTGATGATGTAATTGGAATCATCGCAACAACTGAGAACGAAAATGATTATGTGATTGTAAGTGAAGATAAAGATCTCCTAACAATTCCAGGATTACATTGGAATCTAAAAACTAAAGAATTATATACTTTATCTGAAAAAGAAGCAGACTTTAATTTCCTTACTCAAACTTTAACAGGAGATTCAGTTGATAATTATAAAGGCTGTCCTAGTGTAGGAAAAGTAACAGCAGAAAGACTATTAAGATCTGCTACTACAGAAGGAGAAGATCTTTGGGAAACTGTTGTCGCTAGGTATGAGAAAGCAGGACTAAAAGAAGAAGATGCTATCTTGAATGCTCGTATGGCAAGGATACTCAGGAAGTGTGACTACAATAGACAAACTGAAGAAGTTAAACTATGGAGTCCTTATGTCTAACTATGATATGGATCAAATTGAAAGGGAAAGATCTCAAAAACAAAAAGATCAATGGCATTCATACATTGATGACAATTTAGTAAAATCCAAACCTTGTCAGCAATGGGATGCACAAACTCAGAGCTATGTGAACGTCATAGAGGATCACATTGATCAAGAGCATGAAAAGATGACCAAAGATCCTGTGGGTTATGAACGAAGGAACAGTCTTAAAAGTATCTTACCCTTGGGAAATAAAGATTATCCAGAAGATGATCAGGAGAACATACGAAAGATTAGGATACAGAACTGGAAGAAGAATCCATTAAATATTGATAGGGAATCAATCACAGAACCTAAGCATTATCAGGATTTTGAAATCTCTCCTCTTGAATACATAATCAAAAATGAGTTGGATTTTATGGAGGGAAACATCATCAAGTATGTGAGTCGCTATCAATTCAAAGGAGGCGTTAATGACTTGTTGAAAGCTAAAACTTATTTAGAAAAACTTATTGAAAAAGAGAGGATGAAAAATGAATAAATTACCAAGCCAATACCAAGAGTATATACACCTCAGTAGATATTCCAGATGGATACCAGAAAAGAAAAGAAGAGAAACATGGGAAGAAACTGTTACTCGATACTTTAAATTCTTTGAAGAACACTTACAGGAGAACTACAACTATGAAATTCCTAAGAAGCTCCGAAGGGAACTGGAAGAAGCAGTACTTTCCCTGCAAATTATGCCGTCAATGAGGTGCTTAATGACCGCAGGACCAGCACTAAAGAAAGAGAACATAGCAGGATACAACTGTGCTTATACTCCTATTGACTCTATGAAATCTTTTGATGAAATCCTATATGTCCTAATGAATGGTACAGGTGTAGGTTTTTCAGTCGAGAGTAAACATACTGAGCAGTTACCAGACATTCCTGATGTGTTGTACCCTACTGATACAATCATTAAAGTTAGAGATTCTAAGTTAGGATGGGCTAAAGCATACAGAGAATTAGTCTCCTTATTATGTACTGGCTTGATTCCTAGTTGGGATATGACTAAGGTACGTCCGGCAGGAGCAGTACTTAGAACCTTTGGAGGAAGAGCAAGTGGACCTGAACCCTTGGAAGCTTTGTTCAAGTTTACAATAGAAAAGTTTCAAGGAGCTAAAGGTAGGAAGCTACGTCCTCTTGAGTGTCATGATATAGTCTGTAAAGTTGCAGAGTGTATAGTGGTAGGTGGAGTAAGAAGAAGTGCTTTGTTGTCTCTTTCAGATCTTGGTGATGATGAACTACGAACCTGTAAGTCTGGAGAGTTTGGTTATGAGAATGCCCAAAGGTATCTTGCTAATAACTCTGCAAACTATCACACCAAACCAGATCTTGGAACCTTCTTGAAAGAATGGAGAAGTCTATACATGTCTAAGAGTGGTGAACGTGGTATCTTCTCTTCTTTTAATGCTCGTAAACATACAGAAAAACTAGGTAAACGTAGGGAACTTCAGGATGACTTTGGAACTAATCCCTGCTCTGAAATAATACTTAGACCTAGAGAGTTCTGTAATCTTACTGAAGCAGTAGTAAGGAGTGATGATGGATGGAAAGATATTCAAAGAAAAGTTAAGTTAGCAACAGTTCTAGGAACTTGGCAAAGTACCTTAACAAACTTCAGATACATCTCTAATAAGTGGAAAGTTAATTGTGAAGAAGAGAGATTGTTAGGAGTTTCACTTACTGGAATTATGGATAACGATCTGACTAATGGACATGACTTGGTTAGTCCTACAGAGATTGATATTCTATCTGAGAATTTAGAACTTCTTAAAGAGATGGCAGTAGGACAAAACAAATGGATGTCTGAACAGATAGGTATTAATTCTTCTGCTGCTATTACTGCTATTAAACCAAGTGGAACAGTCAGTCAATTAGTAAACTCTGCTTCAGGAATACATACTAGACATAGTCTGTACTACATCCGAACAGTTAGAGGTGACAAGAAAGATCCAATCACTCAGTTAATGATAGATCAAGGAGTTCCTTATGAAGATGATGTAGTTAAACCAGAGACAGGTGCAGTATTTTCATTTGCTATGGAGTCACCTAAAGATGCTTTGTGTAGAAATGATTTATCTGCAATAGATCAACTAGTTTTACATGCAGTATATGGAGAAGCATTTACAGAACACAAAGTTAGTCAGACTATTTCAGTAAGAGAAGAAGAGTGGTTAGAAGTAGGAGCCTTTGTGTATAGAAACTTTGATTCAATTTCAGGTGTTTCTTTTCTTCCTTATTCTGATCATGTTTATAAGCAAGCACCTTACCAAGATTGCTCCCAAAAAGAGTATAAAGCACTCCTTAAAAAGATGCCTGTTCTTGATTGGAGTAAACTATCTGAGTATGAGAGTGATGATTATACTATTGCATCCCAAGAACTTGCTTGCTCAGGTGGAGCGTGTGAAATAGTCTAATAAATTCAATACCTAACCAACCTTTTCTATTCTGAATGCTATGTTACCCCCTTGTTTAGAATAGAAAGGCTTATATATCAGGAGAGTAATGATAGGAGCATATAATATTTCCGAAGAATTAATACTTTGGCTGGATAAAACTTTTCCAAATATTTTACCTACCAATAAAATGTGTAGTATAGAAGAGATTAGATTTCTTCAAGGTCAACAAGATGTAATCAATGTTATTAAAGCTACTTATAAGGAGAGTATAGAAGATGTGTATGATGAATCCATCAACTCCTAGTGCTGTAGAAGTAGAAAAAGAAGAAGTTGCTGTTTCTGGTAAAGGAATTACAAATCAAAATCCTTTATTTAGATCTAATAAACCTAGACAAGCTAGGATGGTTAATAGGAGTATGAGAATTAATAAACCTAAGTAAAAATTATAAAGAGGATAAGTGTTAAAACAACTAACCCAAAAAAAGATTAAAGAAAACTGGGAAACATATAAACCACACATTGAAACTGCAATGACTTCTACGGAAGGTGGGAATATTATTTTCAGTAATAGTGATTCAGATATTTATAAGGATATTTTTGGTAGATTGATGAATCCTTTTAATCAAAGTATGCATCTTTGGAGTGAAGGAGATGAAGATTATATTGTATTAACACAGTTACAGGTATGTGAGTTTACAGAAAAACAAACTTTAGTACTACTTTCTTCTACTCGTACTAAAGATGTAGATAAAGATCTCTTAGATGAGAGATACTATGAAGCTTATAAATCTATCTCAAAGTTTGCAAGAGATAACAATTGTGTAGGAATGTATTGTTATAGTGATTTAGATTACTTTGCAGAGATGGCAAAGAAAACAGAAGCATGGACTAATGTTATTACTCGTTACCAGTTCTATTTCCCCTTAGATTAAAATGAAAATATATACAGAAATAAATTATAAATGGTTAGCTGGTA